TCACTGAACAGGACTGAGATGCTGCTGCGCCGCCCATTCTGATGGAAATGGTCCCAGCAGATCAGCTAGATTCAAATCCGACGCCTGCCGTCCCTTGATGATCGCCTCCACGATGTTGGGCGCCAACAGGCTCAGGCGCAGCACTCGCGTCATGTAAGTAACCGCGATCTCTTCATGTTCGGCAAGTTCGGCGGTCGTCGCGAACTGCCCACTTTCCAGCATCCGCTTCCAGCGGAACGCGCGGGCCAGCGCCTTGACCAAGGTGTTGTCTATCTGGCGTTGGTTGGATGCCCCGTCCGGCAGCTGCATCTCCTTGCGGCCGCCTCGCTTCACGAGGCGGAACGGGATGTGCACTGTCACTGTTTCCGTCACTGGCGTCGCGCGGTTCATGCCGCGTACCCCACTTCGGCCATCATTTCTCGTGCCAGACCGGTCAGACCGTCCATCCGGAGGCTAACACTCAGGCCATCGGTGCCGATATCGATCCGTTCGATCAACAGTGCGGCGATGCGTGCCTGCTCGGCGGGGAACAGTTCGTCCCACAGCGGATCAAGATGGGTTAGCGCGTCACGGGCGTTGGCCTCGGTGATATCGCCATCCTCCGAGCGGGCTGCTTTCCACGTTCCGGCCACGATTTCGGGCTGGCGGAACACGGCGCGGAGTTGATATATGACGGCGGCCTCGATTTCGCCTGCCGGAACACGGCCGACCGGACAAGAGCCCGCGCCGTGCTTCAGCACTGATTGACTGACGTAGTACCGGTACAGCCGACCGCCCTTGCGGGTGTGTGTCGGCGAGAAGGCCGCCCCGTCGGGGCCGTAGAGCAGACCTTTCAGCAGCGCAGGAGTGTCGGCGCGTGTGCGCGCGGCGCGCTTGCGGGGGCTTTCGGTCAGGATGGCGTGGACTTTGTCCCAGACATCCTTGTCGATGATGCCATCGTGCTCGCCGGGATAACTGTCGCCCTTGTGTACGGCCTCACCGATGTACGCGCGGTTGTTCAGCAGGCGATACAGGTACTTCTTGTCGATCCGGTTGCCACGGCTGGTCTGGATACCGCGCGCCGCCAGTTCCCGCGCCAATTCCGTGCCCGATCCGATCTCGATGAACCGGGCGAAGATCCAGCGGATGTTGGCGGCATCGGCCTCCTTGATGACCAACTTTCGGTCCTTCACCTCGTAGCCCAGAGGTGGCACGCCACCCATCCACATGCCCTTCATACGGCTGGCGCGGACCTTGTCGCGGATGCGTTCGGCGGTTACCTCGCGTTCGAACTGGGCGAATGACAGCAGGATGTTCAGCGTAAGCCGCCCCATGGAGGTGGTGGTGTTGAAGGACTGAGTGACGGATACGAAGGTGACGCCATTGCGGTCAAACACCTCTACCAGCTTGGAAAAATCCATCAGTGAGCGCGACAAGCGGTCGATCTTGTACACGACGACCACGTCAACCAAGCCATCTTCGACATCGGCCAGCAGTCGTTTCAGGCCGGGTCGTTCCAGCGTGCCGCCGGAAATGCCGCCATCATCATATTGATCGCGGACCAACACCCAGCCTTCTGACCGCTGACTGGCGATGTACGCCTCGCAGGCCTCTCGCTGGGCGTGGAGGCTGTTGAATTCTTGCTCAAGACCTTCCTCCGATGACTTCCGGGTATAGACGGCGCAGCGCAGTTTTCTGACGATGGGTTTGGTCATGCGCCCCTCCTGTGATTTTTCAGGCCGAAGAACACCCAGCCGTTCCAGCGCGTGCCGGTGATGGCGCGGGCAATGGCGGACAGCGATTTGTAAGGTCGGCCCTGCCAGTCGAAACCGTCAGACGTGACGGTGACGAGATGCTCAATGCCCTGCCATTCACGGATCAGCCGTGTACCTACGATGGGCTTCAGGTCAGCGCGGATGCGGCTCTTCTTGCGGTCGCCACCGTCCAGCTGTTCGCCGAGAGCTTCCAGCCGCTTCACAGTTTCCGGCTTCAGGCCACCATAGGCCAGTTCCTGGATGCGGTACGCGAGGCGGCTCTCGAGGTAGCGACGATTGAACGGCGGCGGCTCGATGTCGAACAGCTCACGCCATTGCGTCTTCAGGTCTGGCGTTGGCGTTGTCTTCAGCGCGGCCAGGCGGACGGGAATGGGGTCTTGTTTGGTCATGTGTTTCTCCGGTGAGTTGGAGTTGCATGACGCCATTCGTCGGCCGGATAGTGTAGGCAACTTTCTCTTCTATTCTCAGATACCTCCGCCCGATCGCGCATCCGCAGGCGAACCAGCCCGATAGCCAGCAGGCCACACAAATCGGCACGGCGTTCCGCCGGGGTCATCTGGTCCGCTGGGAGTGGGTTGGGTCGTTTCATGTCTCTGGCAGCCGTGATTGGTGATGTTGTTACCAATCAAAAGCCACCCCGAAGCCCCTTGTGGGACATGCCGCACCCTGTGGCTACCTATAAGCGCGAACAAGTAGTGAACATCACCTCTTGCGAAAGAAAGTTTCGTCAACGATTATCCGAGGTTGAATCAGGTAGAGAGCAAACATTCGTTGAGGTGATTTCATGGCGCGCAAAGCAATTCCGATCGGTCCCAATATTCTTGCGTTGATCGAAGATGCGCGCATCGATTTTGCCCGAGCAGCACTCTCCGTCCGAGAGGGCGAAAACGAGCCAGATTTCGCCCTGCCAGATAACCCATCTGACCTGACAGATGACGATGCCGTGGAGGCGTTTCGGCTGGACCTCATCCAAACGCTCTCTGAATTTGATCAGGATGAACTGCGACCGGCAGAGCAGCGATCACGTAGAATTCGGGCGCTCGCAGACGGAAAGGGCGTGACCTCCCTCACGACGATTATCAAGCAGCAACTCGATGATACGCAGTCGCAGGAGTTCGACCGACAACCAGACCAGATCTGCAGAAGCATTTGGACCTATCTCAATGCGCGCGAAACGTTTGAGGACGCGGAAAGCTTTCATTTTGCTCGACAATTTCGTGAGCACGGAAAGCTTTACGACGCCTTCGAGGTCGAGCTTGAAAATCATGTAGCCCTCGATGCGACCGCAATCGACGAGACGGCACTGGCGGCCAAGATCAAGGGGGTGCTCGAACTGAAACCCGAGATTTCCTGCACGGTGAAAGCGCTCGATCTGCCCGCCACTGAAACACACGCCGCGTCCATCATGCTGATCGTCCGGCATGGCGGGCCGCTGTCCAGCGTCTATGACCATCGACACGACGGACGCAGGGGAACCATCTATTATCGACCACCCAACGAGGCGACGCTGATCTACACGCCATCGCTTCGTCAGATCGAGGTCTGTGCGGACAGCCCGGTGGTTCGCCAGACAGTCAGCGACTCGTTCGCCGAAGTTGCCCTCGGCCACGACATCTCCCAGAAACCTCTGACCTGGAAGCGCTATAACCTCTCGCGGTTTCGTACCTCGCTTCGTCTGCAGCCGCCGGAAATCGATGGCTATGCATTCGCGTTTGCCCGCGTCGTGGAAGCCGAGATCCGGCTCGGGATCTGGCGCCGCAAGCTGCAACTGAAGGTCGCCGTCGATGACGACATTGAAGAGGTGGCGGACAAGTATCTGGGGACCAGAAACATATTCCGCCGTGCCGAAGCTTTCAGTCGGATTGCCATTGCTGTCGCCTACAACCGCGTCGGCGATGACAAGGAGCGGGCGCTCAATCTCACGATCTCCGGCACGAAGAGCTGTAACCTGCAAAGCAAGACGGATCCCGAAGAGCGCGCCTTGGGATTCGCTCTCTTGAAAGAATGGGGGATCCTGAGCGCATTCCGGCAGATCGCGCCCGATGACCTTCAGGCAATCTTCCCCCAACTGGTGCAACTCCATGACCGCGTTGAAGATGAGGTCAGCGGAGGATACTTGCTGGAACTCGGGCTCGACGCCAGTCGCCTGATCGAGGGTGGGCTGCTTGAGCGCCGCGACCGTCAGGATGTGGTCCTGATCGACGATGACGACCTCGACGGGGAAGGCACCATGAAGCCGTCGGCGACAGAGGGCATGGTCAACACGGTGGGCCCGTTCGGCGAGGACGCAGGCAAGCGACCGGTGTCGGATGTCGAGATGTTCGCGATTAACGGCCAATGGCTTCACGAGACCCTCATGCGGCTGATTAAGCCGCTCTTGAGCAAGCGAACAGCCCAGATCCTCGACCCGGACCTGACCCTGCTCGGCGCAATGCAGGTGGATGGTGCCGAGGTGCCCGTCTATTTCGCCCGGCGCCTGAATGACCCGAGAACTGCCCAAAGGCTGGATTTGGCCTTGCGTGCGCGGAACACAGCTGGCGTCGGCATCATCCTCGCGGCCAGTGAGGAAATGCCATCGCATCTCGGCTCCAACGTGGTTGTGCCACTTCTGTCCCATCTCGCATCGGCGGACGAGGAAATCCTGTTCGCCCGCGACGGCATCGAACTCGGATATCGAAACAACCTTTCGCTCGCACGCGGGGGCGTGTCACCGCGGGTTGTCCGGACAGGTGCGCAGTCTGGCACCCTGTTCATTCCGGGCAAGGAGCCGCTGCACCTCACCGGGAACGATCAACTTACAATCTTCGAACGCCTTGTTGTCGCCGCCGGGAAAGGCAGTCCCGATATTCAGGTCAAAGCGCTGATGGAAGGCTTCGAATCCAGAAGCCCCCAACAGACGTTCCGGAAGAATACGTGGGACAGCATCCGGGACGTTTATATCGGCAAGGGTGCAAAGAATGGCTACTGGCGTCTGATGCTCGCCGGGCAACCGACCGAAGGTGTCTCCGATGCGCTGGTCGAAGGGCCCGTCTAACGTCGGTCTAACATGCGCCGGGAGACGGTCTAACAAATCGTTGATTATTGGAAAGGCTCACTCATCAGAGGAGCACTTCCATGCCGACTCCCGATACTTCCCGCCAGCCCGCCCAGATGAGCTGGACCGGTGGCGCAAAATCAAAACCCAACCCTTTGAGCCCGGAATGGCGCTGCACGCGCTGTGACAAGCTGCTCGGCGTCTGCCGAGACGGCCGTATGCACCTGCGTTTCGCGCGGGGCCACGAGTATTTCGTTGGCTTTCCGGTCGTGGCCACCTGTCGGGGCTGCGGAACGCTGAACCAGGCGCAATCACCTGCGCGCTAAGGCGCGCATCTCACCAATTTCCTGAAACCGCAGAGACGCACGACGTCCTGACCTGGCTTTGAGAAGGCGCTGGACGCCTGGCCGCAAGGCAGGCGTCCAATGTCTATCGCGTGGCACGAGATCCGTGATCACCTCATGTTTTCTTCATCAACTCTCGGTTTTCAAAACACCTTCGATGCTCTGCGGCGCAGCAGCGAACTGCTCGCACATTTCGCTGATCCCGCCGCTTTGCTGGACACGCTGAACGTCGGTGGCCGTGCGCCGGACGAGAAAAACCAGCTGCTGGTCGCGCTGGTCAGGGTCGCGCAGTCTGATGGCGAGACCGCCGATTGTGCCCTGACGCTGATGCTGCTGGCGCTCTGGCCGGGGCTGGATGCCGTTCGGCGCAGATCGATCTGGCGCAGGATCGGCACCGGCGACGAGGTTGCATCCGAAATCCTTGCACGAGCTTCCGAGGCCATTCGGGGTCTGGATCTGCAGCGGGTCAATTGGATCGCGGCGACCATCCTGCGGAACATTGAGCGGGACCTGATCCGAACGCGTCAGCGAGAGGACATGCGCCAGAGACTGCGCAGCGAGACCGACCCCGACGAAATACCGATCGACGTTGAAGTGCTGCGGGCCGACGCCAGCCCCGAACTGCTCCACCGCGATCTCGTCCGCATCGTCGGCACGGATGCGGATCTGGTGATCCGTGTGGCCATCGACGGGTTCTCTCAATCCGAGGTCGCGACCGAACTGGGGCTGTCTGAGGCGGCGACGCGCAAACGCTATCAGCGAGCAACTCGGCGTCTGCGCGATGCCCTGCAAGAATTTCGCTGATCGGATGTCCCGATCCCTGCTGCGCGGTGGCTTTTCCCATTCAGACGCCACCGCGCGCCCCACTCAAACCGAAAGTCGACCCGCATGATCCGCAAAGCCGACCTCTTGTCCGCAGACCTCAAGCGCATCCCCGGCCTCTACCGCCGCTGGGAGCTGCCGGAAATCCTGAAGAACCAGCGTGCATACCGCATCGAGAATGCCGGTGCCCACCAGGATGGGACGCCTCTCGTGGCGGTCTACGCCGACGCCGACACGGGTCAGCCGGACGACCAGCACAACGCCTCAAACCAAGACACCGAAGCGGTCTCGGTCCCCGCTGGGACGATGTCGCGGCGGCCTGAGTAGAGGCGAAAGGAGGAAATCATGTTCATGGGAACCACACCCTTTGTCACCGTTCGCGCCAGCCGACCGCTGTCCGAGATCGAGTTCTGCGCCTGGGTGGCGCAGGCTGTTCCCGGCGACCGGCTGGAATACCATCGCGGCTTTCTGGTGCTCGACATCTTCCCTGTGTTTTCAGGGCTGCCGGATGCGGCGCGGGCCGAATTGAGCAGGCTTGGATCGCGGGCCTTCTGGGCCGCTGAACTTGGTCTCGTGTATCTCGTGCAGGAGCGCGTGGGCCCGGATCAGTTCGCCTACATCGCCGTTGCCCGGCCCAAGCCCAAAGCCGCTGCCGTCTCGCTGTCCGAGCTGCTGCTCGCCGAACAGGAGGCCGCGTGATGCCCGCATTTCAACCCCTTTTCACCGATCACGGAGACCATTTCATGCCATTCCCCGAGAACACACCTACGCCTGACGATCTGCCATCTCTCAGCGCAGCGGAAATCGCGGCCCTGCCGGTCGAGTTGCTGGCGATCCTGCAGCGCGAGATTGACGAGCGCCTGAAGCGCGACAAGGCCGCCAAGATCCGCTTCGATGCCGGACTGGCTGTCCGCTACGCCACCCGCGCCGCTGAGGAACGCCAGGTTCAGGCCAAGGACACCGGCACAGTCCGGTTCGATGACGGCGATTTCACCGTGGTCGCTGATCTGCCGAAGCGGGTGGATTGGGATCAGGACCGACTGGCCGACATGGTCGCAAGGATCCGCGATGCCGGGGACGATCCCGCCGAATATGTCGATCTGGCCTACAAGGTGCCCGAGCGCAAATACGCCGCCTGGCCCGAGGCGATCCGTCAGGGCTTCGAGCCCGCGCGCACGGTGCGGCCCGGTACGCTGAAGGTCGAGATCCTTGCGCAGGGGGCAGACCAGTGAGCCTCCCCATCATCAGCGCTGACCAGCGACTTGCCGAGCCCCGCGGCATCAAGGGCTGCATCTTCGGCAAATCTGGCATTGGGAAAACCTCGCTGCTCTGGACCCTCGATCCCGACCGCACCTTGTTCATGGATCTCGAAGCGGGTGATCTCGCCATCGAAGGCTGGTCCGGTGACAGCATCCGGCCGCGCACCTGGACGGAATGTCGGGATTTCGCGGTGTTCATCGGCGGGCCCAACCCGGCTTTGCGCGAGGAGCAGCCCTATAGCCCGGCGCACTACGCCGCCGTTTGCGACCGCTTCGGCGATCCAGCCGAACTGGACCGCTACAACACCATCTTCGTGGACTCGATCACCGTCGCAGGGCGGCTGTGCTTCGGGTGGTGCAAGGGTCAGCCCGAGGCGCTGTCGGAGAAGACCGGCAAGCCGGATGTGCGCGGCGCTTACGGGCTACACGGCCGCGAAATGATCGGCTGGCTCACCCACCTGCAGCACACACGGGCCAAGAACGTCTGGTTCGTCGGGATCCTCGACGAGAAGCTCGACGACTTCAATCGCAAGGTCTTCCAGCCGCAGATCGACGGCTCAAAGACTGGGTTGGAACTGCCGGGGATCGTCGATGAGGTAATCACCATGGTGGAACTGAAGGCCGATGGTGGCGATCCGTATCGCGCCTTCGTCTGCCAGACGATCAATCCCTGGGGCTTTCCGGCGAAGGACCGCTCCGGCCGCCTGGCCCAAGTCGAAGAACCCCATCTCGGCCGCCTGATGGCGAAGATCCGGACGCCCGCAGCCCCGGCGACGGATCGCCTGACCTATAGCCAGCCGCCCGTCGATCCGGCCGGTGCCGACCAATCCCAACCGCAATCCTGATCAGAAAAAGGAGGTTCCCCATGGGTTCCTGGAACGATTTCAACGACGCGCAGAGCAACACCAACCTGATCCCGAAGGGTACACTGGCCAAGGTGCGCCTTACCATCCGTCCCGGCGGCTTCGACGACGCCTCACAGGGCTGGACCGGCGGCTACGCCACCCGTGGCTCGACAGGCGCTGTCTATCTCAATGGCGAGTTCACCGTGACCGAGGGTCAATATGCCCGGCGCAAGATCTTTACGCTGATTGGCCTCTACAGCCCCAAGGGTCCGGACTGGACCAACATGGGCCGCAGCCTCGTGCGTGGCATGCTGAACTCGGCGCGGGGGATTTCCGACAAGGACATGTCGGCGGAGGCGCAGGCCGCGCGGCGGATCAGTGGGTTTGCCGATCTGGACGGGATCGAGTTCATCGCGCGTATCGATATCGGCACCGATGCAAGCGGTGACGACAAGAACGAGATCCGCAGCGCGGTCACACCTGACCATCGCGATTATGCGCAGGTCATGGGAACGGCGCCCCTGCAGTTCAGTGGTAACGCCGGGCCGGGGGCCACTCCGCAGCAGAATGCTGCCGCCCCAACGTCCTCGTCCAATCCGCCAGCAGCCAACCCCGGTGCCCCCGGGCGGCCGAGCTGGGCACAGTAAGGGGGGGATCGGTCATGCGCCTTCGCCCCCGCCAGAAAACCTTTGTCGAGCGCAGTGTTGCTGCGCTCGCCTCCCGCGGCAACACGCTCGGCGTGGCACCCACCGGCGCGGGCAAAACCATCATGCTCTCGGCGGTCACCGGCGAGATGATCAGCGACGGTGCCAAGGCCTGTGTTCTGGCGCATCGCGACGAGCTCACGGCGCAGAACCGCACCAAGTTCCAGCGTGTGGTGCCGGAAGCATCCACCTCGGTGATCGACGCCACCGAGAAATGCTGGAGCGGCGACGTCACCTTCGCCATGGTGCCCACACTGGCGCGGGCGTCGAACCTGACCGACATGCCGCGCCTCGATCTGCTGGTGATTGATGAGGCGCATCACGCGGTGGCGGACAGCTACCGCCGGATCATCGACCGGGTGCGCGACGCCAATCCGCAAGCCCGGGTGTTCGGGGTGACGGCGACACCTACCCGTGGCGATCGCAAAGGTCTGCGCGAGGTCTTCGACAATGTCGCCGACCAGGTGCGTTTGGGCGAGTTGATCGCCTCGGGCCACCTCGTGCCGCCGCGCACCTTCGTGATCGATGTCGGCGTGCAGGAGGAATTGAAGTCGGTCCGCAAGACCAGTGCCGATTTCGACATGACCGAGGTGGCGGACATCATGGACCGCGCGCCTGTCACCGACGAGGTGATCCGCCACTGGCGTGAGAAGGCAGGTGATCGTCAGACGGTCGTCTTCTGTTCGACCGTTGCCCACGCGGACCATGTGACCGAGGCCTTCCGCGCGGCTGGTATCACAGCGTCACTGATCCATGGTGATCTGGCTTCCGAGGCGCGCAAGGCCATCCTGGTTGATTACGCGGCAGGCAAGACCCGCGTGATCGTTAACGTTTCGGTGCTCACGGAAGGCTGGGATCATCCGCCGACGTCCTGTGTCGTGCTGCTGCGGCCCAGCTCCTATAAATCCACCATGATCCAGATGGTCGGGCGCGGGCTGCGCACGGTTGATCCGGAGGAGCACCCCGGCATCGTCAAGACCGACTGCGTGGTGCTGGACTTCGGCACCTCGAGCCTGATCCACGGCACGCTGGAACAGGATGTCGATCTCGACGGCAAGTCCGAAACCGGCGAAGCCCCGACGAAAACTTGCCCGGCCTGCGCGGCAGAGATCCCGCTCGCCGCCACCGAATGCCCGCTCTGCGGCGAGGTGTTCCTGCAGGATGAGGGCGAAACAGGCGCGGAGGCAGTGCCACTTTCGGGCTTTGTCATGACCGAGATCGACCTTCTAAAGCGCTCCAGCTTCGCATGGGTCGATCTCTTCGGGACGGACGACGCGCTGATGGCCACGGGCTTTACGGCCTGGGGCGGCATCTTCTGGATGGACGGGGTCTGGTACGCCATCGGCGGGGCCAAGGGTGAGCGGCCACGCTTGTTGGGCGTCGGCGAACGCACCGTCTGCCTCGCGCAGGCTGATGACTGGCTGAACACCCATGAGAGTGATGAAAGCGCCTTCAAGACGCGAGGATGGTTGCGCCAGCCACCCACCGACAAGCAGCTGAAATACCTGCCGCCCGAGTGCCGGCACGACTTCGGCCTGACGCGCTATCGCGCTTCTGCCCTGATGACCTTCGGCTTCAACAAACGCGCCATCCAGGCAGCCGTGAACGCGGTGGCCGGATCCGAACGGAGGGCGGCATGACCCATGACATCTTCAACCCCCATAACAGCCGAGGAGCGGCGGCGTCTCTGGCATCCGCGTGGAACGCTCTGTGCTGTCTGCCGGCAACCCACGCATGGTTTTGGCTGGCGCGATCCTGTCCGGTCGAAACGGCCCCGGCCATCGGTCTGGTTCTGCTCGATGCCCTGCCAAGGCTTGTGGACGCATTTGGCGCGGGAGCGTTTTGAAATGGTTGACCTGACAGAAGAAGAACGCGCCGCCGTCACCGCCACCATGAAACGCATCGCCATGCTGATGGACGAGATCGGCTGGCATACCGCCTTCGCCGATCTGACCGAGGCGCAGGTGCGCGCCCTGATCGAGGAAGCCGTCGAGGGTTTCCGTGAGGCCATGTCCGACATCGCGCGGGCCCAGACTCCGGAGGTGCCGTTCTGATGCTGGATTTCAACCCGCGTCCCTCCATGGCCGAGCGGATCAACGCGCTGGTCGACGCCGCCCTCATCGCCGAACGCGAGGCCACGCCGCCCCGGACCTATCTCGGCGCGTCCCGCCTCGGCCACGCCTGCGAACGCGCGCTACAATTCGAGTTTGCCGGTGCACCGAAAGATGAGGGGGCCGATTTCGGCGGGCAGACGCTGCGGATCTTCGCAATCGGTCACCAGCTCGAGGAACTCGCGATCCGCTGGTTGCGCGCCGCCGGGATCGATCTGGCCACCCAGAAACGCGATTGCGGCCAGTTTGGCTTTTCTGTCGCGGGTGGTCGCATCCGGGGCCATGTCGATGGGATCATTGCTGACGCCCCGGCGGCACTGGGGCTGCGCACCCCGGCGCTCTGGGAATGCAAGACCATGAACGCAAAGAACTGGCGCGCCTGCGTCAAGGACGGCGTGACGGTCTCCAAGCCCGTCTACGCCGCCCAGATCGCGATCTACCAAGCTTACTTGGAGTGTTCGGTGCCGGGGATATCGGCGGCGCCAGCGCTGTTCACCGCGATCAACAAGGACACCGCCGAGCTGCATCATGAGCTCGTCCCTTTCGATGCGGATCTGGCGCAGCGCATGTCCGACCGCGCGGTGCGGATCCTGCAAGCCACCGACGCGGGCGAGCTTTTGCCACGCATCGCCGCCAATCGCGATTTCTTTGAATGCCGGTTCTGCGCCCACGCCGAGCGGTGCTGGAGGCAGGATCATTGAGCGACGACGGCATCATCCATTTCAACCCATGGACGGATTTCAACGACGCGGCCCCGCAGATCGACGTGTTCGGCGACGAGCCTGATCCCGAACAGATCGCGCAATTCATGCAAGTCGTCTTTGGTTATTGCGACGGGCTGATCCCGGTCCGCAGTTTCATCGACAAGGGCCAGGGCATCGATGGTCGCCCGCATAACATCTGGCTGGACGCGGATCAGTCCGCGCCGGAGAAGATGGCGACGTTCGCCACATGGGCCTCGCGGGAAGGCGCAGCCGTCTACGTGATCCCCGGCACAGTGGCCGCATCCGGCCAAGCCAAAGCTGCCGAGATCCTGCAGATGCAGACCGTCGTGGTCGACCTGGACACCGGCGACATTGCCGCCAAGCGCGCCCATCTCGAACGCCACCTCGGTGCGCCAACCATGGTTGTGGAGAGCGGTGGCGTGACACCCGAAGGGCAGCGGAAAGCGCACGTCTGGTGGGCGCTGACCGAGCCCGCCGAGGGAGATGACATCCGACGCGTCTGCCGACTGCGCGGTGACATTGCCGCCAAGGTCGGTGGGGACATGCACTTCCGCTCAGCCCACCAGCCGATCCGGGTGGCAGGCAGCGTTTATTACAAGAACAGCCTCAAGACGCGGGTACGCATCGTCGAACTGAATGCAGAACGCGAACGCGATCTGGCGGAGTTTATCGAGGCTATCGCCGACATGCCTCCCGCCCCGGGCGTTTCCCTGCAGCCCGAGTTCACCCATCCTGACAAACCGGCGATGGACGATGTGTTGATCACGCCCGTGCGCGAGGGCGCGCAGGACGATTGGTCCCGCTTCGAAGGGGCATCAGCCGCGATCGGGCATTTCATCCGTATGGTCCACGAGGGCCGGATGACAAAGGACGAGGGCTGGGAAGGCATCTGTGGCTACAACGCCGCCATGCTGCGGCCGCAGTGGCCGGTGGAACGGCTCAAGCGCGAGTCCGAGCGGCTTTGGAACCGGCATGTCAAGAAATACGGACCGCCCCTGATCCGGCTGACCAATGGTGCACCGGGGCCGGAGGAAATGCCCGCTTTCTCACTCGGTGCGTTGCTGGACGACCAGAGCCCCATGCCGGAGGACCTCATCGCGCCGCGCGTGCTGACGCCAGGCGGGCTGCTGGTGCTAGGTGGCGCGCCGAAGGTCGGCAAAAGCGACCTGCTGATCTCCTGGCTCGTGCACATGGCGGCAGGCGTGCCGTTCCTCGGCTTCACCCCGCCGCGGCCGCTGCGGGTCTTCTACCTACAGGCCGAGATCCAGTATCACTATCTGCGCGAGCGCCTGAAACAGATCGCCCTGCCGCCCGACGTATTGGCCGCTGCGAGGGACACCTTCGTCGCAACGCCAAAGCTCAAGATACTGCTCAACAACGAGGGCAGCATGCGCGTGGCGCAGGCCGTCCAGACCGCGTTCTCCGACGCACCGCCCGACATTCTCTGCGTCGATCCGATCCGGAACCTGTTTGACGGCGGGCCCGATGGCGGCGGCGAGAACGACAACACCGCCATGATGTTTTTCCTGAAGGAACGGGTGGAGGTCCTGCGCGATCATATCGACCCCGACTGTGGGGTAATCCTGATCCATCACACCAAGAAGCTCAGCAAGCAGCAGGTGAAGGACGATCCCTTCCTCGCGCTCTCCGGCGCCAGCGCACTGCGCGGGTTCTACACCTCTGGTCTGATCCTGCATCGCCCAGACGAGGATTGCTCGCAGCGTAAGCTGGAGATCGAGCTGCGCAATGGACCCGCGCTGCCGCCAAAGGTGATCGACAAGGTCGGCGGCCAATGGGTCGAGATCAACCCGATGAACGAGCGCCTCGTG